TCAATCCTTCTCGACACGATCGAGCCAGTCCCCGAGACGATCGACCAGTTCGGGGCGAAGGCGCGAATTCCCTCGCATCGCTTGGCCAAGGCTGCCGTCGAGCTTCGAGCCTCCCACGGCTTCCATCACCCGCCCCGGCTTGCGGAAGCCCAGAGTCGCCTTCGCCTTCTCGACCCGCTGGATCGTGTCGCGGGTCAGAAAACCATCAGCGTCCACCAGGGCCGCCGGAGGCGTGACAGGTGGCCGAGACGGACGCGACGCCTTCAGCCAATCAATGAACGCCTTTCGCTGTGACGCGGACGCCTTCGTCCATTCGCGCATCAGGGCGTCAAGGCGAGTTGGTAGACGTATCAACCCCGCCTCGGCACAGGCAGCGCGGACGCTGCGGATGGTGTCGTCGAGAAGTCGGGCATAAATCGCCGGATGCTCGCGTTCCAGCCGCCCCCGCCAGTAGGCGGCGTCGCGTTTCTTGGGCTTGGTCATAGATGGGTAGATACATCAACCCGCCATTCCGCACCAGGGACTCACTGGCGGGTGAAACACCCCAGGGCGCGGGGGGGGTAAAGTGAACGCGACGAACGCCCGCCAGAGGCCGCCAAAACGCGGTCAGCTTGACACGCGGCATCGAATCGATGGGATTTGAAATTTTCCCTTATAGGGCGAAAGCGTCGGTATGGGCCGGTTTCGGGGGCGCGGTGTAAGGTTGGCCCCGAGACGCCATTGCCATGCCCCGTCGCGCGGCAAATACTGCTTTTGGATGAAACTTATTCGGTGATGTGCGCAGAAAAAGAGATGATCATCGCACGGCTTTCTTTATTCACGCACACTACAACAATTCATGAGAGCAAAGCCGATAAAGAATACGCAAACCGACGAACATTCCAGAAATCAGTAAAAATATCGATAAAACATCTAATAAAATACGTATTTTTCCCAAAATAGGGTTTGCTTCAAAAGCCTCAAATGGATCAATGATAAATTGGACATTGGCCGATCTCTCTATTCTGCATATGAAATACATAACCACATGGCTTGCTGCAATCGTAGCCATGCCAAAAATAAAAATAATAAGGGATAAAAAAATATCAAATGGCGGCAAAGATTCGTTAAATATTTTTGAACCAAGGAGAGTAAGCGCCGAAATAGCACCAGAGGCATTGCCACGCATAGACATATCTCTTATTGGATTCCAAGTTTCATTGACTTCTCTTGTTGATTCGCGATAAGTTTTATTTAGAGCTCTTTCAAAATATCCTTGATAACGATCCATCTTAGCTTCGACAGGAACGCGCCAAGGGTCACGAGTAATACGCCACAATGCTCTCTTCAAGCACCTCATATTTTGCCCCCATTCAAAGCACATCCATTATAATTTTTAGAATACCATAATAAACAGGAAGCGAGGAAGTCGCGGTGATCGACTTAACGCGCCGAGGGGTTGCGGGCGTTACGCGCCCTGGCCGACCGGACCCAAGAGCAGCTTGCCGACACGCTGGGGACAAGCAGCCCTCGGTGCATAAAATCGAGCGGCAGACTGACCTGTATCTCTCCACGCTGCGCCGCTTCGTCGAGGCAGCCGGGGGAACGCTGGAATTGCGGGTCAGCCTGCCGGGCAAAGGCACCATCCGCCTGACCGGGCTCGGCGATCTTCAGCGGTAATCGGAGAAAACGGTTGTTTTGCAGTCCAGGTGCTTGCTCTTCCGCTCTCTATGAGAGATGAATCCTGCCGTCGAAATAATAAATTTTTAGGCAATTTCAGGTAAAAATTGCGCCAAGATTCGTTCGAATTTGCGAAAATGTAAACATTTTTGAAGGTAGGCAAATAATGAATGGGAGCGTGAATATAGAAATTGACAGATCTTTACTTCTCTCCCGCCGAAGGGTGGGCCAATTGTTAGGCATAAAATCACAGACTCTGCGAGATGAAGTTTCGAACATCTATATTAGAATGTGTCTTCAGCATGCCATATCTAACGAGGTAAATTATCGAGGCGTATCGTGTCGTGCCGATTTGTTTCCCGGACTCATGAACACACATCTGACGCCAACCCAGGTTGCGCTGCTGATTAGTCTGCATGAGGCAGGCGCAACACCCCGTAAGACGAAGAAAATCACCCCCGTGCCCCAAGAGCTACGAGACTACGCCACCATTGATGAAGCCGATCTCCACAAGGAAAGTGATCTGCGTAGATCAAAATTCCGTTTAGAAGCTGAAAGGCAGAAAAAAGCTACCATCGACCGGCTGGCACGACCGGAAGCAATCCCGGAGGGAGATTTCAGTTTCAGCCTGCTGAACGATCTTTTTTTCTATCACCAGGGTGAAGGCAGTGGCCAAATGGTCATCGGCGGGATCGAGGTTACGAAAAGCCTTACCAACCACCCCAGCAACTCCGGTCGCCCAGGATGGACGGTCAGGTTCTCTTGGAGTGGAGCCGATGGAGAGCGGCGCGAACTCGTCAGCGAGAGTCCCTATATCGGCAACCGGCGCAACGATTCTAAGCGTAATTGGGGGCTACCCGAGTAGCGCCTACTAGGGGGGGGCATAGCGGACCCCGTGCCGCCCGCGTGCCGAATCGCGTCCTCAGCCTCTGAAAGGCTGGCATGATCGTCGCTAAGTCATTGGAAAGCTTTGGCGCACCCGACAGGATTCGAACCCAAAAGCACAATATCATTTTTTAACAGTGGCTTAGTCGAAAGCGGCTGATGAATTGTAGCTCAAATTTGTAGCCCATCGCCAGGCCGTTTTTTGGAGTATTGGGTGGTAAGGCTATCCACTCCCCCCCCCTTCACCGCGCTCAGTTCTCAAAAAGTTGAGTCAATTTCAGACGTGGATATGTTCCGCGCCGTGAAGCTGAACTCCCCCCGCTGGGGGTGGCCTCAGAGGGCCACGGGCCGGAGGGTCGAAGGGGCCGGGGGTGGGTCGGCCCGTATCCGCTGGCGCTGGTGATCTGACCTGATCCGCCACCCGGCAACACTGCCGCAAGCAGGTAGCCAGACTGACCATCCAAAAGGCATATCTTCGAGAAGATCCTACTGCCAAGGTAGTGGCTCTGTGGGGCGCTTCGTCGTGCCTGAGTGCGGCTGGCGACCACGAAGAGGCTGAAAATCGACGCCAGGATGGCGGGAAATGCCTCCGGCGGCCCTGCGCTGCGACCAGCCGGGCTGGAGGGCTGTTACTGTGGTCGGGGAGGGCAACCCCAGCAAGGTTGTCCCATTTTGGTATACCCCAGCAAGGCGCAGCGGCGAGACACTTTTTGCGCCTCATTAGGGTTGATTCTGGACTTCCGAGACGGCATGGCGTCATGGTTTAGACCCAAATAAGACGGAAGGGGACAGAGATCATGACCAAGATCGGCTATGCCCGTGTCAGCACCACCGACCAGGACACCGCCCTTCAGGTCGCCACGCTCCGGGCCGCTGGCTGCGAGGTGGTCCGGGAGGAGAAAGCCAGCGGCACCATCACCGAGGGCCGTACCGAGCTTCAGACCATTCTGGAATTCCTGCGGCCGGGCGATGTGCTGACCGTCACCCGGATTGACCGGCTGGCCCGGTCGATTGCCGACCTTCAGACCATCGTGCGGACCATCCGGGACAAGGGCGCGGCGCTGGCCTGTACCGAACAGCCGGTTGATACTAGCACCGCCGCAGGCAAGGCGTTCCTGGACATGCTGGGTGTCTTCGCCGAGTTTGAAACCAACCTGCGGCGTGAACGCCAGATGGAGGGGATCGCCAAGGCCAAGGCTGCCGGGGTCTACACGGGACGGAAGCCGACCATTGATCCGGGCGAAGTGCGGGCACTGAGAGCGGAGGGACTGGGAGCAACCGAGATCGCCAAGCGACTGGGGATCGGCCGGGCAAGCGTCTATCGAGTGCTGGAGGAGAGCAGTCGCAAGTCCTGAGTGTTGCTCTGATCACCAGAAATCGCTGGAGATGTGGGGCAAAGTTGCATCATATAAATAAATTACGCCTAATTGGGGATTTGTTTTTATCCGCCGTTAGGGGCGCTTCGGGCGCATATAACCAGAAAAAGCTATCCCCCTAGGGGATGCCTCCGAAATTCAGCCTGTGGCGACTTTAACGCGCCGGATGGCGTAACACCCAGACGATCCTATTGCCACAAACCCACGTCTGACGGGGAGGGTGGCGGTCAATTCATTTACGCCGAGACGCGAAACTCGGCATCGCACCGCCCCCAAACCTTCCCGGGTTATCGGCCTTCTTCTGTCCGTTCGTCGTCCACGGGCAGGACCGACCGGGATCGAGAGACGCCTCCTTAGACGAGCGCCTCTCGGTTCCTCCCGCTTCGGCTTCCTGCTCCAGACCTCGGCGGTTTTCATCCCAAGAATCGGCATCGCACTCTCAGAGACCTTCATCCCGAGGGTCGAACGGCCATGCCCTCTTTGCCAATCCAGTCAAGGACGACCACCCATGAGCACCCGTACCATCATCCCCTCCCGCGCCAACGCCCTCCGCCTTGCTCTCGGCGCGGCACTGGCCCACCAGGACACCGCGAAGCTGTCGAATCGGATGCTGGCCAAACGCTTCGGATGCTCCGAAACGACCGTTCGCCGCTACCGCAAGATCGCAGACACGATCGGCCTCACCGCGTCAATGAATGCGACCACCCCGCTTCGTTCCGTGCGGGTTCCGACCCACTGGATGGATGAGGCGAGAAAAAACGCCAATTTCATCATCAAAGAAGTGGAGGGTGACGACACGGAAACCGGGCGCTTCTTTCTGTATCAGGCAGAGCTTTTGCTTCGCCTGATCGCAGAATCCGGCCTCAAGGATGACGGATTCTTCATTTTCGTGAGATCTGAAAACCTGATGAACGAATTCGAGTGCTATACGCCATCTCCTCGCCCCTGACGGAGACATGTCAATCGCCTCTTGAGCGCCCCCGCCAATATTCGTCGGCGAGGGCGTTCTTGCTTCATGCGGAGGGGAATGCATCGCGGCACATCGACCCTACTGTTGTTTTCCTTTTTTGTCCGACACCAACAGCCAGAGCCCCATGTTCCAAACTGACAATCAGCGGATCAGTTTCCGCCCCAGACCGATCGACCTCGTGTCCATCGCCACCATCCGCAACGTTGCCCGTAAGAAGCGCGGAGCCGACCTCACCGTCTCTGATGCCATCCGAGAATCGCTCCAGGAACACGCCAGAACCCTGATTACCTGCCACGAACCATGACCATCGCCATTGCTCCCAACCAGACCCGCAGCGGCCTCGCCTATTTCAGCTTCGCCGACCTCGCCGCCACCGAGTTCCCGCCGCAGGAATTCATCCTCGCCTCCCTGATCGAAAAGGGCGGACTCTACATGGTCTACGGCCCGGCCGGGCTGGGGAAGACGTGGTTCACCGCCGGCCTTGCCGTCGCCGCAGCGGCGGGCAAGCCGTTCCTCAAGTGGGCCTCGACCCGCCCCAGCCGCGTTCTCTACATCGACGGCGAGATGCCCGGCCGGAAGATGCAGCAGCGCCTATCGGGCATCGCCAGGGCCATGCAGGCCGACACAGCGCATCTGGCCGAGACCCTGTTCTATCTCGGCCGCACCACCCAGAAGCCGGAGGTGATCTTCCCTGACATGGCCGACAAGGAGGAGCAGCAGCGGATCGGCGCTACCATCGCCGAGATCGAGCCCGAGCTGATCATCCTCGACAACCTGTTCACCTTGTGCCGCTCGGGCGACCGCAACGACGCAAGGTCGTGGGACGGGGTGCAGGAGTTCCTGCTCGGCCAGCGGTCGCAGGGCCGCAGCGTGATCGTCGTCCAGCACACCAACAAGTCGCAGGGCTATTTCGGCACCTCGGCCCAGTCGGTGGTGATGGACGAAATCATCTCCCTCACCGCCCCGGATCAGCCGAGCGACCAGGGGGCGCGGTTCGTGGTGAAGTTCATGAAGTCGCGCAACATGGTCGGCGAGGAGGCGGCACCGATCGAGGTGGACGTGATCGAGGCCCCGGACGGGGACGGGATCAGCGGCTACGAGTGGCGTCCAGCCAGTGGTGGTGGCGAGGGCGGGAGCAACGACCTCGAAGACCTCGTCCGCCTGCTCCGCACCGGCCGCTTCGCCAGCCAGGAGGACTTGGCCCGCGAGATTGGCAAGGACCGCAGCACCGTCAGCCGCCGCCTTGCCCAGGCGAAGAAACAGGGCCTGATCAGCCAGGAGGAGATCGAGGCCTGCTACGCGCGGGCGAAGACCGGGGAGGAGACCCAGGACCCGGACGGCGATCCCTGGGACTTCTGACACTCTGACCGCCGCGCAGCATCAGGCCGGGCGTGTGCGTGCGTGTACGCCCCCAGGGAATGCACGCATGCACACCCTTCCTGCGGCCATCCCGCCTTGCGCGTGATGGTGGCTCCCCTTACCCTGGCAACCCTTTGCGTTCACATCTTTGCCGTGAGGATCGTTCGTTTCCATGAACCAGCAGGCCCTGTCCGCGTTCATCTGGTCGGTCGCCGACCTGCTGCGCGGTGACTACAAGCAGTCGGACTACGGCAAAGTCATCCTGCCCTTCACCGTACTGCGTCGCCTCGATTGCGTCCTGGCCGGGACCAAGGCGGCGGTGCTGGCCGAGCATCAGGCGAAGACCGCCCTGGGCCTGACCCCCGATCCGTTCCTGCTGCGGGTAGCCGGGCACAGCTTCTTCAACGTCTCGCCGCTCGACCTCAAGACCCTGATGGGCGACCAGGACCACATCCGCGAGAACCTCTACGGCTATCTGGGCGGGTTCTCGGCCGCCGTGCGCGACATCTTCGAGCGGTTCGAGTTCGCCAGCCAGATCGAGCGTCTCGCCAAGGCCAATCTGCTCTATCAGGTCACCGAACGCTTCACCCAGGTCGATCTGCACCCGGACGCGGTCAGCAACCACCAGATGGGGCTGGTGTTCGAGGAACTGATCCGCAAGTTCGCCGAACTGTCGAACGAGACCGCCGGAGAGCATTTCACCCCGCGCGAGGTGATCCGGCTGATGGTCAGCCTGCTGTTCGTCGAGGATGACGAGGTGCTGTCGAAGCCCGGCGTGGTGCGGACGATCTACGATCCCACCGCCGGGACGGGCGGCATGCTGTCCACCGCCTGCGAGTATCTGGCCGAGTTCAATCCCAAGACCCGCCTGACCGTCCACGGCCAGGAACTGAACCCGGAATCCTACGCGATCTGCAAAGCCGACATGCTGATCAAGGGGCAGGATGTGTCCAAGATCGTGTTCGGCAACACCCTGTCCGACGATGGTCATCCCGGCGAGACCTTCGACTACATGCTGTCGAACCCGCCCTTCGGGGTCGAGTGGAAGAAGGTCGAGAAGGAAGTCCGGCGCGAGCACGAGACCCAAGGCTATAACGGCCGCTTCGGCCCCGGCCTGCCGCGCGTCTCCGACGGCTCGATGTTGTTCCTGCTGCACCTGATTTCGAAGATGCGCCCGCTGGCCGAGGGCGGTTCGCGCTTCGGCATCGTGCTGAACGGCTCGCCGCTATTCACCGGCGGCGCCGGCAGCGGGGAAAGCGAGATCCGCCGGTATGTGCTGGAAAACGACCTGTTGGAGGCCATCATCGGCCTGCCGACCGACATGTTCTACAACACCGGCATCAGTACCTATGTCTGGATCGTCAGCAACAAGAAGCCGGCCGCCCGCAAGGGCAAGGTGCAACTGATCGACGCCTCCGGCTTCTGGCAGAAGATGCGCAAAAGCCTGGGCGCCAAGCGCAAGGAACTGTCGGACGACCATATCGCCGAGATCACCCGCCTGTTCGGCGATTTCGTCGAGGCCGAGAAGGACGGCAAGCCGATCAGCCGCATCTTCCGGAACAGTGACTTCGGCTACCGCACCATCACGGTGGAACGCCCGTTGCGCGACGAAACGGGCAAGGTGGTGCTGGGCCAAAAGGGCAGGCAGAAGGGCAAGAAGCAGCCCGACAGCAGCTTGCGTGATACCGAGAACGTGCCGCTCGACCAGGATGTCGAGGATTACGTCAAGCGCGAGGTCCTGCCGCATGTTCCCGATTCCTGGATTGACCACGACAAAACCAAGATCGGCTACGAGATCCCCTTCAACCGCCACTTCTACGTCTTCCAGCCGCCCCGCCCGCTGGACGCCATCGACGCCGACCTGAAGCAGGTGGTGGGACGGATTCAGGCCATGCTGGGGGAGATCGCGGGGTGAATATGCAATTCCCTCTTGATCGGCCGCTCCCGATGATTCATTCTTCCTCCAACAACACCCCCCACGCCTCTCGTCAGATCGGCGCACCATGGGGGGTTATTTTTTGTGGGGTTGGCGATGCAATTCGCTAAACAGCCCACATCGGTCGCGGAACAGCTTGCCAAGCTTCAGGATCGCGGCCTGAACATCCCAGACCCCGCTGTAGCAACTCATTACCTCACGCACATCAGCTACTACCGGCTTACGGCGTATTGGCTGCCCTTTGGGGCAGATCACGATGTGCATCAGTTTCGGGCTGGAACCAGCTTCGACGATGTTCTCAGTCTCTACATCTTCGACCGGGAATTACGCCTGCTATTGATGGATGCCATCGAGCGGGTGGAGATCTCCACGCGGACCCGGTGGATGGATGCCTTGGTTCAGGCGCATGGTCCCCATGCCCACCTGAACGCCGCCTTGTTTACAACCGCCACCGACAAGCACGGCAAGATCGTCTGGTCGCATCACGGCGCGGTCGAAGCGATCAAGAAGGAAAGTCTGAAGAGCCGGGAAACTTTCATCCTTCATCTTCGGCAGAAATATGATGAAGAGTTGCCACCGCTTTGGGCCACCTGCGAAATGATGACGTTCGGGGAGTTCTCCAAGTGGTTCACCCACACCCAGAGCAGTGCGTTACGCAACCAAGTCGCCCGCGCTTATGGATTGGATGAAACAACCCTGGTGTCGTTCCTGCACCATCTGGCGGTCGTCCGCAATCTATGTGCCCATCATGCCCGCCTGTGGAATCGGGAATTCACCGTCCGCTGGAAACTGCCCAGGAAGAACCCTGTCCCGCTGGTGGTGAACCTCCATCACAACAGGGATCGCAATCTCTACAACACCCTGGTGATGCTGGGCTTCCTGATGGACATCATCAGCCCTCATACCGGCTGGAAAAAACACGTCATCGCCCTGATTGATCGGCACCACATCGATCCCACGCCGATGGGCTTTCCCACGGATTATCGCGACTACCCCCTGTGGTCGAATGAGGATGGCAAATCATGACCAAGGGCCGATCCATCCGTCTGTTCCTGGCTGACGGCAGCCCAGGCGGCATCGTCACCGCCGAGATCATGAACTGGACCGGCCATGTGATCGTCGCGCCGCGCTCGCGCTTGGCCGATTTGATCCAACGGCCCGAATCGGGGCGCACCGGCATCTACATCCTGTCCGGCACCGACCCCGAGGGCGGTTACAAGCCGCTGGTCTACGTGGGCGAGACCGACAGCGTCGGCAAGCGGCTGGCCCAGCACAACAAGGACGATGCGAAGGAGTTCTGGGAACAGACCTGCGTCGTCACCAGCAAGGACCAGAACCTGACCAAGGCCCATGTGCGCTATCTGGAAAGCCGCCTGATCCAGATCGCCGCCGAGGCCGGGCGGGCCAAGCTGGTCAACGGCACCGCCCCGGACGTGCCGATGCTGCCTGAGGCCGATCTGTCGGACATGGAATTCTTCATCGAGCAGCTTCGGGTGGTGTTGCCTGTGCTGGGGTTGGAGGTCTTGAAGGACGCGGCCAAGGCCAAACCACATGGGGGCGAGACGCCGTTGGTCGGGTCGGACCAGCCGCCCGAGTTTCCCGGCTTCGAGTTGGTCAGCAGGAAGCATGATCTGAAGGCTGAGGCCCGCGAGATCGACGGCGAATTCGTGGTGCTGGCAGGGTCGCAGGCTCAGGACAGATGGATCGGATCGGCCAGTCATTCCTACAGCACCCTTCATCGGCAACTGGTTGATGACGGTGTCCTGGTGCCCGAGGCCACCGGGCATCTGCGCTTCCTCCAGCCTTACGCCTTCAAGAGCCCCAGCGCCGCCGCCGCCGTCATCTATGGCCGCGCCTCCAATGGCCGCGAGGCGTGGTGCGTGAAGGGCACGAAGAAGACCTATGCCGCCTGGAAGGACGAACAGATCGCAATCCTCCCGGAAAGCCAGGGAGACGAGGAATGAGCTACCCCCCTTATCCCGACTACAAGGACAGTGGAATAGAATGGCTGGGAGAGGTGCCGGGGCATTGGGGTGCTGCTCCCTTGTGGACCTTGTTCCGCAGAACCAAGCGCACGGGCTTTGCCGAAGAAGAATTGCTGTCGGTCTATCGGGACTACGGTGTGGTCCCAAAAGCCAGTCGGGACGACAATTTCAACAATGCGTCCGAAGACCTGACAGCATATCAGTTGGTTGAACCTGGGTGCCTTGCCATCAACAAGATGAAGGCGTGGCAGGGATCCGTCGGCATTTCGAGGTATCGCGGTATCGTAAGTCCCGCATATTTCATCTACGAACCGCTTCATAGCTTCTCATCCGAGTATCTACATTACCTGCTCCGATCCCCGGAATATGCGGCGGCCTATATGATGGTCTCCAAGGGAATCCGTGTGAACCAGTGGGACTTGGACCCGCAGTACCATTCTCGCCTGCCGGTCCTGCTTCCTCCGAAAACAGAGCAATCCGCCATCGCCGCCTTCCTCGACCGCGAGACGGCCAAGATTGATGCGCTGGTGGCCGAACAGGAAAAGCTGATCGAGCTTCTCAAGGAGAAGCGCCAAGCCGTCATCTCCCATGCCGTCACCAAGGGCCTCGACCCCACCGTGCCGATGAAGGACTCGGGTATCGAATGGCTCGGCGAAGTGCCGGCGGATTGGGAGGTGAAGCGACTAAAATTCGTCGCCCATGTCCAGAGTGGTGTTGCGAAGGGGCGGAACCTCGGTGAAACAAACACCATCAGAGTTCCCTACCTCCGCGTTGCGAACGTCCAGGATGGTTATCTTGACCTTGATGATGTCACGGAGATCGACATCGCTTGTCATGAGTTGGAGCGTTATAGGCTTCAGGCTGGTGATGTCCTCATGAATGAAGGAGGCGACTTCGACAAGCTCGGTCGTGGTCATGTCTGGAATGGCGAGATAGAACCTTGCATCCACCAGAACCACGTTTTTGCAGTTCGATGCCACGGTGTTGATCCGGATTGGGTCAACCTCCTTACAAGCGCCGCAATTGGTCGCTTCTATTTCATGTCGATGTCAAAACAGAGCACAAACCTCGCTTCAATATCATCGACGAACATATCTGAGTTCCCGATGACGTACCCGCCTGCCGAAGAGCGGCGGATCATCATTCAGCACGTTCATAACGGTATCTCGGCGATCGATGCTTTGATCGCCGAATCCCAACGTGCCATCGACCTGTTGAAGGAACGCCGGTCCGCCCTGATCTCGGCCGCCGTCACCGGCAAGATCGACGTGCGCTGGCTGGTGGAACCGGAGGCGGCCTGATGGACGAACGCACCCTTCAGCTCTACCTTCGGACCCATTATCCCAAGGAAAACGCGGGGTGCGAGTGGAAGAAATTCAAGAACCTGAAGCATGCGGTGAGCGGGGACAAAGGCGGGGACGTCGTCAGTTATCTGTCGGCGATCGCCAACATGGAGGGCGGGCATCTGGTGATCGGGGTCGAGGACGCCTCCTTGCGCATCGTCGGCATCCAGGATTTCCATGACTATACGGAAGACAACATCCGCCACCGTCTTCTGGGCAAATGCGTCAACCTCGATCTTCTCAGCGAGATGCGGGCTTCTGACGGCACGATCACCTGCGATGGGCGCAGAGGTCCCAACGCGGTTTGGCGGCTGACGGCCCCGACCGTCGCGGGGCGGGAAAACTAGAAAACTCCAGTCTCATTCTAGAAAACCCCCGGAGAGAATCCGGGCCGCTGGCATGATTTTATCATAGACGAATCAATGGATTGCCTTAGGTCGCTCCCCGTACGTGGTCATCTAACCGGGGAGACCGTTTAGAAAACGATCGTCGGATCTCTGGCGATCACGGGGGAAGGTGAAAGGGACGAATGAGCCTGCACAAGGAAATCGCCTTCGAGGACGACATCTGCGCCCATCTCGCGGCCAATGGTTGGCTGTACGCCCCGGCCGACGCCAGCGTTTACGACCGCCCCCGCGCCCTGTTCCCCGCCGACGTGCTGGCCTGGGTGCGGGAGACCCAGCCCAAGGCGTGGGAGGCCTTGGTCCGTGCCCACGGGGCGGCGGCGGAAACCACACTGCTCGACCGGTTGCGCAAGCAACTCGACGACCGGGGCACCCTCGACGTGCTGCGGGTCGGGCTGGAGATGGTCGGACCGAAGGAGCCGGTGCGGCTGGCCCAGTTCCGCCCGGCGCTGGCGATGAACCCGGAGCTTCAGGCCCGCTACGTCGCCAACCGGCTGCGGGTGGTGCGGCAGGTGCGCTATTCGCTGCATAACGAGAACTGCCTCGATCTGGTGCTGTTCCTCAACGGCATTCCGGTCGCCACCGCCGAGTTGAAGACCGACTTCACCCAGCGGGTCGAGGACGCGGTGGACCAGTACCGCTTCGACCGCGATCCCCGGCCGAAGGGGCAGGCGGCGGAACCGCTGCTCGACTTCCCGCGCGGCGCCCTGGTCCATTTCGCCGTCAGCAACAGTGCCGTGCGGATGACCACCAAGCTGGAGGGGCCGGCCACCACCTTCCTGCCGTTCGACCGGGGCAACCAGGGGGCCGCCGGCAACCCGCCCAACCCGGCCGGCCACGCCACCGCTTATCTGTGGCAAGAGGTGTGGGCGCGGGACTCCTGGCTCGACATCCTCGGGCGCTACCTCGTCACCCTGCGCGACGCCAAAAAGAAGATCGCCAAGCTGATCTTCCCCCGCTACCACCAACTCGACGTGACGCGGAGGCTGATTGCGGCGGTCAAGGCGGAAGGGCCGGGGCAACGCTACCTGATCCAGCATTCGGCCGGCTCGGGCAAGACCAACTCGATCGCCTGGACCGCCCATTTCCTTGCCGATCTGCACGACGACGCCAACGCCAAGCTGTTCGATACCGTGCTGGTGGTCAGCGATCGCACCGTGCTGGATGTGCAGTTGCAGGAGGCGATCTTTGCTTTCGAGCGCACCCGGGGGGTGGTCGAGACCATCACCAGCGAGGACGGCGCCAAGAGCGGCAAGCTGGCCAAGGCTCTGGCCGGCGGCAAGAAAATCGTGGTCTGCACCCTCCAGACCTTCCCCTTCGCGTTGAAGCAGGTGCAGGAACTGGCGGCGACCGAGGGCAAGCGGTTCGCGGTGATCGCCGACGAAGCCCATTCCTCGCAGACCGGCACGGCGGCGGCGACGCTGAAGCTGGTGTTGTCGCCCGAGGCGCTGAAGGAACTGGAGGATGGCGGCGAAGTCGACGCCGAAGACGTGCTGGCCGCCCAGATGACGGCGCGGGCCAACCCGGCCGGGATCACTACCGTCGCCTTCACCGCCACGCCGAAGGCCAAGACGCTGGAACTGTTCGGCCGCCGCCCCAGCCCCGAGGCGCTGCCCGCCCCCTTCCACGTCTACTCGATGCGTCAGGCGATCGAGGAAGGCTTCATCCTCGACGTGCTGAGGAACTACACCCCCTACAAGCTGGCGTTCCAACTGGCCGGCAATGGCCGGGAGTGGGACGAGCGCGAGGTCGAGCGCTCCGCCGCGATGAAGGGCCTGCTCGCCTGGGTGCGGCTGCATCCCTACAACATCAGCCAGAAGGTCGCCCTGGTGGTCGAGCATTTCCGCGACACCGTCGCCCCGCTGCTGGGGGGCAAGGCCAAGGCGATGGTGGTCACTGCCAGCCGGCGCGAGGTGGTGCGCTGGCAACTGGCGATCAACCAATACATCAAGGACAAGGGCTACAGGATCGGGGCGCTGGTCGCCTTCTCGGGCGAGGTCAGGGACGAGGAGCTTGGCCCCGACGGTTTCACCGAGCACAGCGCCGCGCTGAACCCCACCCTGCGCGGGCGCGACATCCGCGAGGCCTTCGCCACCGACGAATTCAGCCTGCTGCTGGTCGCCAACAAATTCCAGACCGGCTTCGACCAGCCGCTGCTGTGCGGGATGTATGTCGATAAGCGGCTGGCCGGCATTCAGGCGGTGCAAACCCTGTCGCGCCTCAACCGCGCCCACCCCGGCAAGGACACCACCTACATCCTCGATTTCGTCAACGAGCCCGAGGACATCCTCGCCGCCTTCAAGACCTATTACGAAACGGCGGCGCTGACGGCGACCACCGACCCCAATCTCGTCTTCGACCTGCGTGCCAAACTCGATGCTCTCGGCCATTACGACGACAACGAGGTCGATCGGGTGGTGGCCGCCGAGTTGGACCCGCACGGCGACCAGTCGCAGCTTCAGGCGGCCATCGCTCCGGTGGCCGATCGGCTGATCCGGCAGTACAAGGCGCTCCGAAGCGAGGCCGAAACGGCCAAGGCCATCGGGGACGCCGCCGCCGAGACCGACGCCAAGGATGCGATGGCGGCACTGTTGTTGTTCAAGGCCGATCTCGGCGCCTTCCTGCGGGCCTACGCCTTCCTGTCGCAGATCTTCGATTACGGCGCCACCGCGCTGGAAAAGCGGGCGATCTTCTTCCGCCGCCTGCTGCCGCTGCTCGATTTCCACCGCGAGCGCGAGGGGGTGGATCTGTCAGGGGTGGTGCTGACCCACCATTCCCTGCGCAACCGGGGCCGGCGCGTCCTCGACCTTGCCAATGGCGATACGGAAAAGCTGACGCCGATGACGGCACCCGGCAGCGGCGCGGTGCAGGACAAGGAGACAGCTCTGCTGGCCGAGATCATCGCCAAGGTCAACGACCTGTTCGAAGGCGAACTGACCGACGACGACAAACTGGTCTACGTCAACCACGTCCTCAAGGGGAAGCTGCTCGAATCCGACCTGCTGGCCGAGCAGGCCGCCAACAACAGCAAGCAGCAATTCGCCGCCTCGCCCGACCTCTCCCGCGAACTGCTCAACGCCATCATGGATGCGCTCACGGCCCACACCGCGATGAGCAAGCAGGCGCTGGAGTCCGAACGGGTGCAGCATGGGCTGCGCGACATCCTGCTCGATCAGGCCGGGCTGTACGAGGCATTGCGGGCGCGTGGCTTGGCGGGCACGGGGGTTTCCCTATGATCGGCTCAACGACAGGAACATGCGTGCTGTCGTCATACCGACCCGCCGATAAAAAGACCCTTCGGGCCTTTATCCGTTGCCGCCCGGGCTTCCCTATCGACACAGGAGGCTCATCAGCCCATTTTGAGGTGCGACAGGTCCAGCCCGGGGAAGCGAATTTTCGCAATGGCCTCCGCCCTGATCTTCAGCGGCACACCGTCCGATCCATAGCGACGCCCCACGCTGGCACTGGCATGACCGGTCAAGGCGTCGTGTACCTCCTCCTCGATCCGAGCGGCACGACAGGCATCCTTGAACCCGTGGCGGAAAGAGTGGAAATCCTTCTTCGCCTTGGTGGGAATGGTCACGCCGACTTCGACCTTGTACCGATTGAACCACTTCGACCAGTTCGCGGTGTTCCGACCATTCGAATCGGTCTTCAGGTCGGGGAACAGTGACCCCGACTTCAGGCTGGAGACATACGACAGAAAACCGCACTCGATCAGTTCGGGGTGAAGGGGGATCTTGCGGCGGCTGCTTTCCGTCTTCAGGCTTTTCCCCTCGTCGAGTTCATTGATGTCGATGTACCAGATGCCCTCGTCCTCGCGGACGTCGCTTACCAGCGATTGGCCCAGTTCCTCCAGTCGTGCCCCGGTGAACAGGCCCAACAGCGGCAGCCATTTCGCGGCCTCCCCCGCTCCGCCTTTCGGACGCTCGTCGGCGGTGAAAATCGGCGAACCGAACAACTTGGTCAGGTCGTCGGCATCGAACGATAGCCGCGTCTTGCCTTCTCCCCGGCGGTTGACGGTGATCCGGGCGAAAGGACTGGCCGCAAGATAACGGTTCGCCACCGCCCAGGAGAAGACCGATTTGACGGCATTGAGGTACTTGGTGATGGTTGCGGCGGCAACACGCTCGACCGTGCCGCTCGCCCTGGTCAGTTCGATCACCTCCGGCAGGGTCTTGCCCGGGTAGCGTTTGCTCATCGAAGTGGGCATCAGCAGCAGGGCGTCCTTGAAGGCGCGAACGTCGTCACCGCTGACCGCATCAATCGGCTTGTCCCCGATCATCTGCACAAGCAGTTCAATCGCCCTTTTCCATTCCATTCTGGTCAGGGGAGGAGGATTGCGTTCCGCCTCCCATCGTTGATGGATTTCCGTGATGGACGGAGCCACGCCGTTGACGGTCTTGCCAACCTCCGACACGTCTCGCTTGGGAATGCTGGGCTGGTAGCCAAGATCGCCATGCAGGCGGTGCAATACCACCTCATGCGCCTCCAGAACCGCGCGGGCGACCAGACACCGGGCCTGATGGAATGGCAGGCTGGCCTCGGGCAGGTCGATACCATGATGGCGGAGTTCGAAGATTGTCCTGGCCGTGGTTTCCCGCGACCAGCCGTCATGGCAAAGACCATCCCGCCAGGGCTCAAGGGTCGCGTCCCAAGCCAACTCGATTTGCTCGAAGTCGATCCTATCGGTGGCCTTCAGCCCACTTTCGACGGCCTCTCGCGTCTCGGTCAAGACCCTCCACGCCATCGCTTCAAGGGCCTCGGTCGTGACCTCCGACCGCTTGAGAACCGGCCCGTTGCTCCGCAGGGCGGCGAAGGTGTCCTCCAGCTTCGATAGCTCGGACGGAGCCCGTTGCTTCGCGGCCTTGGGATCGGAGCCCAGATAGACCTTCACGATCTGCCCAGCCGTGCCGAGCCGCTCCTTGCGAATCTCGGGCGGGATCTGTCGCACGATGTCGGTGGGAACGCGCTTCTGGAGGTAGAGGTAATTTCCGCTGCGCTTCAGGTAGGGAGGCATGTCCATGCCCTCGATTGTAGCCCAAGTTTGTAGCCCAATCGAGAAAGGCGAATGCCGCAGAAACGCTGGCTTTGGCGGAAATCCTAGGGGATGAAGAGAGGTTGGCGCACCCGACAGGATTCGAACCTGTGACCCCCGCCTTCGGAGGGCTGTGGCAAACTGTTTTCTCGTGTTTCCGCGAGTTTTCCCGAGCTTGCCAATGGGCTGAATTTGCTGCTGAATTGGCTTGGATTGAAGGCGCGGGTCTTTTCCCGAGTTTTCCGCTTTTTGCTTCCGCGTGCTTCCGCAGTGCTTCCGCAGACGCGCGGGACCAGCCCAAGGGAGGTACGATGCCCAAGCTCACGAAACGGGTCGTTGACGCGGCCGAGCCGAGCGGAAGGGACTATTTCATCTGGTGCGACGAACTGCCCGGGTTCGGGGTTCGGGTGTTCGCCAGCGGGAAGCGGTCCTATCTTGTCCAGTATCGAGCCGAGGGGCGAACCCGTCGCGTGACCATCGGCCTTCATGGTCCGGTGACGTGTGAAGAGGCCCGCAAGCGGGCTCGGGATATCCTGGGGCGGGTTGCCGCTGGCGAGAACCCGGCCGAGGATCGCGAGGCCGAACGCAAGGCGATGACCGTTCGGCAGTTGTGCGAGGCTTACCTTGCCGCGACCGCGAAGGGGATGATCCTCGGCAAGCGCGGCCTGCCCAAAAAGGCGTCAACCCTCGAAACCGACATTGGCCGGATCAACCGCCACATCATTCCGTTGTTGGGAAACCGCAAGGTCCGCGATCTGACCACGCCGGACATCACCCGGTTCATGCGCGACGTGATCGCCGGCAAGACCGCGACCGACGAAAAGACTGGCTTGCGCGGCCGTGCCATCGTGACGGGGGGATCTGGCGTTGCCGCCCGCACGGTCGGACTGTTGGGGGGCATCTGCTCATATGCCGTGAGCGAAGGCATCATTCCCGCCAACCCGGTTCGCGGGGTGAGGCGCCCAGCGGACGAACGGCGCGAAGTTCGGCTATCGCCGGAACAATACCGGGCCTTGGGGCTGGCGCTGGACAAAGCCGAGGAACAGGGGACGGCGTGGCAACCAATCATGGCGGCCCGCTTGTTGGCCCTGACTGGGTGCCGCCGTAATGAGATCGCCGAGTTACAGTGGGCGGACGTTGATCTTCCTGGCCGATGCCTGCGCCTGAGCGACAGCAAGACCGGGAAGAGTGTTCGTCCCCTCGGAGGCGCTGCCGACGCGATCCTTGCCGATCTGCCGCAGAGCGGTGCATTCGTTCTTCCTGGCCGTGATCCCGAGCGCCCGTTCTCCGGCCTGCCCAAGGCTTGGCTGCGGATTATCGCCGATGCCTCGGAACTGACGGGCGTGACCATGCACGGGTTGCGGCATGGCTTTGCCTCGGTAGCGGCCGACCTCGGGTTGACGGAAATCACCATCGCCGCCTTGCTGGGGCATTCAACCGCGTCCGTGACCGGACGTTACATCCACCATGTCGATACCGCCCTGTGCGCCGCCGCCGACCGGGTGGCCGCCAGGATCGCCGCCGCGATGAATGGTCAGGACAGCGGAGCCGAGGTGGTCCCGTTGCCCACGGGACGCGGCAAGCGTTGAGCCGCGAAAACACTTTCCAGATAGCCTTTCCCAGGTGGGAACAGTGGGAACACCTCGCCTTGCCCCTGTTGCCGTGCCGATCTGGCCAGCGCGGGGTGTGACATCCTCCGGAACGCTTTCCAGATAGCTTTTTCCAGGTGGGAACAGTGGGAACACTGGGAACAGCTTTGAAAACAAACGCGAATTCCTGTTCCCACCATGTCCACCCCAGTGGGAACGGTGGGAACACCCCGCTTCCCACCGACAAGCCTTGGATGGTGATATCGTTTTGTGGTATCAAGAGGCATGATTGGCCGGCATCGAAAGACCCTGGAAGCCATTTTCGCGGATCCGGTGCGAGCGAACGTCCTTTGGTCGGACGTGGAGGCTCTGTTCGTCGCGGTCGGTGGCGACGTTTCGGAAGGGCGAGGTTCGCGGGTCCGTGTCAGCCTCAACGGGGTGGATGCCGTGTTCCACCGTCCCCACCCGCAGAAGGAGACGGATCGCGGCGCCCTGAAGTCGGTGCGGCGCTTTCTGTCCGAGGCAGGGGTTACGCCATGACCACGATTCAGCATGACGGCTATGTCGCCACCATCGAGCTTGACGAAGAGGCCGGCCTGTTTCACGGCGAGGTGATCAACACCCGGGACGTGTTGACCTTCCAGGGGCGCACCCTGGATGAACTGCGAACCGCGTTCGCGGATACCATCGCCGATTATGTTGAATGGTGCCACGAGCGGGGCAAGGAACCCGAGCGGCCTTATTCGGGCACCTTCACCGTGCGCCTGTCGCCGGACCTGCACCGCCGGATCGCCATCGCCGCCGCCAGGGCCGGCAAGAGCGTCAACGGTTTTGTCTCCGACACCCTGGAGCGGTCGGCCTGACGGGATACCGGTTGCAACTCTCCAACCCTCCCGTAACCCTCCCCGATTTTATCTTTTGGGTTCAAACCCTTCGGAGGGTTGGAAGGTTTGGAGGGTTTCCCATCATGCATAATGCGTGCGCGTTATGTGTAACCTCAAAAACCCTCCAACCCTCCGTATTCCACGGTTGATCCATGTCAAGATATTGATCTTAGGAAGTTTTTAGGCTGGAGGGTTTGACGAAGAACCCTCCAAAACCCTCCGCAACCGCACCCCAGGCCCCTCTCCATCCTGATCAATGAAGATTACGCCGGCCGCTTCCAGTGCGGCGCGGATCGCGGCAAGGTTATTGGGAGTGGGGGTAACTTGGCCGCTTTCGAAGCGCGTTACCGTGCTTACGCCGACGTTGGCGTGTGCGGCAAGATCGCGCACCCCCCACCCAACGGCAGCCCTCGCCATTTTGCTCTGAACCCCTGTAATCATGTGAGCAATATATCCTCACATACTGCTTGACGCAAGGCGGGGTTGGTGAACACAATGTGTTCACTTGAAGCGGCCGGGAGGGAGCTACCACCTTCCCGCCCGGCCTGACCACAACCCGAAGTCTGAGGTTCGGACCATGGCTGATTCCGACAATACCCGAACTTTGCCCGGAGCCAAGAGCCCCCGCGTTCCCCTGCGCGACCTCCCCGCCGACCAGCATCCGATGACGCTGGCGACCTACAGCCGGATCGACGGCGACCTGGAAAACATCGCCCTGCGCCTCGAAGACCTTGCCCTGTGGGATCTGGTCCCGCTCGCCGAGGTGGCTTCCGAGGCCGTTGGCACGCTGTGGCGTGCGGTCCAGACCGCCGAGAGGGAGGGCCGATAGATGGGCACGAGTTCAAGCCTCGCTGGCGTTCAGGCGTTGCCGGCTATCGACTGGCACAATCTGGAAGAAGGTCTCGCCGACCTCGAAGGGATCGGGCAAATCCTGCACGATTTATCCGTTGCTGCCGAAAGCAATGGCGAGGTTCACCCTCGTTCGCTGTTCTTTCTGGGGACGCGGGTTCTGGAAATTCAGAGGCAAATCGACCGCGCCACAACCCCGAAGATGGAGGCGGCCGAATGACGACCCTCCGCGCCACCATCGCCGCCGGCCTGCTGTGGCTGGCCCGGGCGATCAACCCGCCCCGCGTCATCGCCGTCACCACCAGCCGGAGGGCCGCGCAATGACTGACCTGTCACGCCGTGCCCTTCTGGCCGGTGCCGCTTCCGCCGCCGTGCTGGGGCTTCCCGCGATGTCCACCGCCTCGACCGCCGAGGCTGATCCTGATGCGGAATTCTTCGCCCTTTACCGCGCCTGGGTCGATGCGAGAACGCATTCTCTTCAGGCGTGCCGGGATCGGGACGCCCTGATGGAACGATTTTATCAACAGCGCCCGCCGTGCCCGTCGGAGCTGACCTCCCATCCGGCGCTCTGCGGGGTCCGTTCCTTCGAAATCACCGAGGAGCGGATAAATCGGGCCTTCGACGAAATGGCCCTACTGGGAAATCCCTCCCTGATTGTGGAAGCGCATCGGGGCAAGTGCCTTGCCATCTTGGCGACTTGGGAGGTGGAAAAGGATCGTCTGCGGCAATCGCTTTGCCTCGATCGCTTGGAGGCCAAGAGCGCCGACGCATCGATAGATGAGCGAAGCGCCTTCGAGCGCCTGATGGGCTCCCCGGCGGCGACGGTATCGGCTCTCGCGTTGAAGCTCCTGGCGGGCATCGGGGATGCGGGGGAACTCGACCAGATCGACGAAGACGGCGGCGGGTCCGATGAACGGGCGTTCCGGGCGATAGCGCACGATCTGCTTCGTCTTGCCGGTGACGGGCCACGCCTGCGCGCCATGGTCGAGCGTGACCTTGCGGAGGGGTGAGGCGGGAATGGCCACATCGGGTGCGTGAACCCGATGTGGCTTGACCACGGCGAATGTCATCGGATACACATACCCAATGAGATTCTTCCTCAGGTTCACAGCGACATGGCCAAGCTGAGTCAAATCGTTTCCGCGTTATCCGAGGTCCTCGGGGTTCCCGAGAGCACAACCGAAAATTATGTGAAGCCGCTTAGGAAAGCCGGGTTGCTTTCTGCCGGTGCCAGGGGGGTTTACGCCCCTCACCAAACCTCACGAGATTGCGCGCATTTGCTGTTGGCCATCATGGGGGGGAGCCCAACCCATGCTGTTGAATATGTTAACGACTTCATCTCATATCAAGCAACAAACCTATCTGGTGTATTTGATGAAGGAGACGATCATTTAGGCTTTTCTGGGTTTGTTCGGAATAACGCCCTTGAAGAGGGGCATTCTATTCGCGATCTGATTTCCAGAATTATCGATGAATATTCTTGCGGATCAATTTGCAGATATGGCTTTGAAAAAATAGGCAACCCAATCAATGGTTCAACGGAGATTAATATCTCTCTTATCTACACAACCCCACACGAATATTTTGAAGTAAAAGGCAACGTTATTGATAGTGTTAATTCTTCGCGCATTCGGAATGAGTTGGAACCAAAAGAAACTTATTTATCCGGGGTATACTATTACAAAGACTTAATTAAGAGCCGATTTTCTGATGAAGGAATGCGCCGAGACGTGACGGTGTATTCAAAGGTATTCCGTCTTCTTGGTGAGCTTTGCGCGAAGGATGGGAAATGAGCATCATGCATGAGTATGCCGACATTAATCCTGTTCTTCCCGTCGCTTTGAGAAAGCCTCGCCTGCGTCGAACCGAGGCTAGCGAATATCTCTTGCTGGTTCACGGCCTTACTATCGCTCCAGCTACACTTGCCAAATATGCCAGTGTCGGCGGCGGCCCCGCCTTCAACAAATCGATGCGGACACCGCTCTATCCCAAAGACGAACTCGACCGTTGGGCAGAGGAAAGGCTTGGAAAATTGGTGCATTCAACCAGCGAACTCAACGGGTGACGCCAGATGCCGAACCGCCTGCCGCCCATTCCGCGCTTTGTCCACCAGGAACTGCCGTTGCTCGATACCGCCCATGTCGGACAGATTTTGGCGACGGTCGAGAATATTCGGGGTTCTCTCGATCTTGTCGGGCTGACTTTCGCCGATTTGGCCCGCTCTTTGCCGCCGCCCGCATCAGCCTTGGAAATCATCGAACACAACTTCGAGCGCAACCGCCGGGGGCTGGCCGATACCCGTGACTTGTGCCCGATTGAAATGATCGTTCGCTTGCAAAGGGACGCGGCCCTTTCGTCGGTGGAAGCCGTCTTTGTCCGCCGCCTCGCCCGTCGCTTGCGGGGGAGCAAGCCATTGTCGTTGAACCAGGTCGAACTGTTGCGCGACCTTTACCGCGAGCAATTCGCATGACCATTCCGCGCCGGATTGATTTCGAGGGGATCAACCGCGCCGCCCTGGCTGCCTTGCCGGCGCTGGTGGCGCGGTGGCTTCCCGATGGTCGCCGCTATGGCCACGAATGGATTGCCCGCAATCCGCGCCGCGCCGACCGCCGCCCCGGATCGTTCAGAATTAATCTGATTACAGGCAAGTGGGCGGACTTCGCCACCGATGACCGGGGCGGCGATCCGGTAAGCCTCGCCGCCTATGTCGCCGGGATCGGGCAAGTCGAAGCGGCGCGCTCGCTGGCGGAATGCCTGGGGATGCCGGTGAATGTTGACTGACCCGTTCGCCCCGCTCACCCCGGAAGAGCAGGCCGCCGCCGCAGCGGCGCCAGCCAGCGACGGCAAAACGCCGATTGTCCCGGTTCCGGCCGATGCCCCGCCCCTCAAATATCGCCATCCGGAATTCGGCAAGCCTTCGACGGTCTGGCCTTATCACGATGCCGCCGGCCAACTGGTCGGCTACGTCGCCCGCTTCACCGTCATGCGCGACGGTGTGGCCGGAAAAGAAATCCTGCCTTTGACCTTCTGCGATCTGGGCAAGGGCAAGCGTGGTTGGCGCGCCAAGGGCATTCCCGCGCCTCGCCCGCTCTATCGCTTGCCGGAAGTGTTGGCCCGTGCCGATGCCGTCGTCATCGTCGCGGAGGGCGAGAAATCAGCCGACGCGGCCGGGATACTGTTCCCGCAGATGATCGCCACCACCCCGCCGCACGGCGCCAAGTCGCCGCATTTGGCCGATTGGGGACCGCTGGCCGGGCGACGGGTGGCGATCGCCACCGATGCCGACGAACCCGGCGAAGCCTTTGGCCTGGCGGTGGCTGATCTGCTGCGCCAGGTCGGCGCCGTCGAGATTCTGCATTTGCCGCCGGATCGGCTCGGGCTGCTCGATGGATCGCCGCCGCCCGAGGGCTGGGACGTTGCCGACGCCCTGGCCGGCGGATGGACGGCCGAAACGGTCGCCGAGGCGATGGCCGCCCGCCCGGATTTCTTCCTTCCCTTCGCCGATCCCGAGCCGGAGGAAAGCGCAGAGGAGGAGCCCCAGCCCCGCCGCCCCCAACGCTTCCGGCTGACCGAAGATGGCGTGGAAAAGCTCTATGAAAAGCGGGACGAGGACACGGGGGAAACGCGGCTGGAGTGGCGGTGGTTCTGCTCGCCGCTTGACGTGATTGCCGACACCCGCAATGGCGAGGGCGAAGAGTGGGGGCGTTTGCTCCGCGTCACCGACCGCGACGGCAAGGCCAAGGATTGGGCAATGCCCATGGCGATGCTGGCGGGCGATGGATCGGTCTACCGCGAACGGCTGCTCTCCCTGGGGCTGATCCTGGCCCCGGGAACAGGCGCCCGCAACGCCCTGCACGAGTACATCTCGACCGCCCGGCCCAAGCAAAAAGCCCGCTGCGTTTCCCGCGCTGGCTGGCACGATCGCGCTTTCATCCTGCCGGGCGCGACGATCGGCGACACCGCCGGCGAAGTCGTGTTGTTGCAGACAGCCGGCGCCCTCGATCACGCCTTCCGCCAGGGAGGAACCTTGGCGGGCTGGCAAGAGCAGGTCGCCCAGCCAGCGGTCGGGAACTCCCGCCTGTTGCTGGCCCTGTCTTGTGCCTTTGCCGCGCCTCTGCTGCACCTGACCGGGACCGAGTCGGGCGGGTTTCATTTTCGCGGCGCCAGTTCCTCGGGTAAATCAACCGCGCTGGCTTTGGCCGGCTCGGTCTGGGGTGGTGGTGGCGTGCGCGGCTATGTCCGGTCCTGGCGCGCCACCGACAATGGCTTGGAAACCGTGGCCTTGACCCATTCCGACGCGCTGCTTTGCCTTGACGAGCTGGGGCAGGTCTCGCCCCAGGTTGCCGCGGCGGCGGCTTATATGCTGTCGAATGGCTGCGGCAAGGTCCGCGCTGGCCGCGCCGGGGACAGTCGCCCGGTTGCTGAGTGGCGTTCCCTGTTCCTGTCGAGCGGCGAAATCGGCTTGGCCGACAAGCTGGCCGAGGATGGGAAAGGCCGCCGGGCCGCCGCCGGCCAACAAGCGCGCCTGGTCGATCTGCGGGCCGACGCCGGGGCGGGCCTCGGCCTGTTCGAAGACATCCACGGGGCGGCGAGTGCCGATGTCTTCGCCCGCGCCCTGAAGTCCGCCGCAGCCGAGCATTACGGCCATGCCGCCCGCGCCTTTGTCGAGAAGGTCGCCGCCGATCCGCTGACGGTGGCCGACAAGGTTTCCTCCCATCGCCAGAAGTTTCTTGCCACCCACGTTCCGGCCGGCGCCGATGGGCAAGTCAGCCGGGTTGCCGTTCGTTTCGCCCTGGCCGGGGCGGCGGGGGAACTTGCCGCCGCCTGGGGAATTGTGCCGTGGCCGGCGCGGGACGCTGTGGCCGCTGCCGCCCGCTGCTTCCGCGACTGGCTGGAAGAACGCGGCGGGGTCGAGGCGGCGGAAGATCATGCCGCCTTGGAGGCGGTGCGACGGTTCATCACCCTGCACGGCACCAGCCGGTTCGAGCCGATGGGCGACCTTATCCCCATCTCTGGCTTCGGTGCGCCGATCGAGCCGACCATTCGCGACCGCGCCGGCTTCCGCCGTTCGGATGGCCGCGACGGGGTCGAGTACCTCATTCTCCCCGAGGTCTGGCGAACCGACGTGTGCGCCGGTCTTGATCCGACCTCGGTCGCCCGGGTTCTTTACAGCCGGGGGCTTCTGATCGGTGCCACCGTCCACAGATGTCAGGGGCGGGTGCGCCTGCCCGGGTTCGCGAACGCGGTTCGCTGCTACATCGTCTCCAGTGCCATCATGGACGATTACGGCGACAATTAGCCAATACGGGAAAACTAAGGAAAACAACAGAAAAGCTAAGATCGGACGGCCGCGCTTCCTGACTTGAACGCGGCCCGTCAAGGGCGGAACCCTATCGGCGAAAGGATAGGGTTGCCCGATGTTCTCCCGCCTCAAATCCATGTTCGGTCTGGAACGTCGCTCCGATGGCGAGTGGGGCGAGCTTGGCGGGTTGTTGGCTGCGGCGAATGCGACCGCCGCCGGGATCGCGGTCAATGCCTCGACCGCGCTGGAATATGCCCCCTGCCTTGCCGCCGTCCGATTGATCGCCGAAAGCGTCGGGCAGTTGCCGGTTCACCTGTTCGAACGTCGGGGAGAGGATCGCCGCCGGGCCGAGGATCATCCGCTTGAACGCCTGCTGACCCGCCAGCCGGCCCCGTGGGTGACGCCATTCGGGTTCAAGACCGATCTGACCGCCGCCTTGCTGCTCCACGGCGAGGCGTTTGCCCTGGTGAGTCGCACTGGCGATGGCCGGGTACTGGAACTGGTGCCTCTGCCCAATGGCGCGGTCAGTGTCGAAACCGCGTCCGACCTATCCCCCACCTACACCCTGACCTTGGCGAATGGCGCCCGTCGCCCCCTTGAGCGGGGCGAGGTGTTCCACCTGCGGGGGCTGGGGGTGCTGCCCAACCGGGGGCTGTCGCTGGTTCATGCCGGGCGCCACGCCATCGGCCTCGGGATCGCCCTTGACCGCCATGCCGCCCAGATCATGGCGAAGGGGGCGCGGCCCTCGGGGGTGATTTCCTTGCCGGGGCGGATGAGCGATCCGGTTCTTGCCCGCCTGCGGGAGAGCGTCCGGGCGCGACACACCGGGCAATCGGCGGGCGACACGATGATTCTGGAGGAAGGCGCCAAGTTCGAGGCGCTGACCTTCTCCAGCGTCGATATCCAGTTTCAGGAAATGCGCCAGCACCAGGTTGCCGAGGTGTCGCGGATCTTCCGGGTTCCGCTGTCGCTGCTGGCGGAAATGTCCCGTGTCACCCACGCCAACGCGGAAAGTCTCGGCCAGCAATTTCTGAGCCTGACCCTGCTGCCCTATCTGCGGCTGTGGTCGGAAACGATCTTCCGCGACCTGCTGACCGAAGACGAACAGGATCGGTTCTACGCCGAGTTCACCACGGGCGCGCTGGAAATGGCCGACCTGGCGGCCCGGGTCGAGAGCTATTGCAAGGCGATCGCGGGCGGGCTGATGACCGCCGACGAAGCGCGGGGCCGGGAGAACCTGCCGCCCCAGGGCGGAGAGGCGGCCCGGTTGCGCTTCCCCCTCAACACCGGGACCGACACGGGGGGCGCGCCCAATGTCGCTTGAACGCTTGTCCTCGATCGCGCCGGAACTCCGCTTCGCCGAGGGCGAGACCGGGGTGATTTCCGGCTATGCCGCCGTCTGGGGCAAGCCCGACAGCTTCGGCGATGTGCTGGTGCGCGGGGCCTTCGCCGCCAGCCTCGACCAGCACCGGGCCGCCGGCACCCGCCCCCTGATGCTGTGGAGCCATGATCCGGCCGCGCCGATTGGCGTGTGGGACACCGTGGCCGAGGACGCCAAGGGGCTCAAGGTCGAGGGGCGGCTTGTCCTCGACGCCACCGCCGGCCGCGATGCCTTCGCCCTGCTGAAGGCTGGCGCGGTTGACGGCCTGTCGATCGGCTTCCGCACCGTCAAGGCGACCTCGGCCAAGGGCGGGCGCCGGGTCGAGGCGGTTGACCTGATCGAGGTTTCGCTGGTGGCCCGGCCTGCCCAGACGGGGGCGCGGTTGACCTCCGTTCGTTCCGACACCCCGGCGGCCGGGTTGGCCGCGATGATCAACGCCGCCGCCGCGCGGCTGAAGAGGTAGACCGATGCCCCACCTTTCCCGCCACCGCGCGGCCGGCCAACTCGCTGCGAACGCGGTTCGCACCTTCCCCGGCATGACTGATGACGCCACCGCGAACGCGGTTCGCCCCCTTTCCAGCCGGAAGGCCCCGTGGGAAACCAGGGATGACGGCACCAACTTGCCCGATCCGGTGACCGAGGTTCGTGCCGCGCTTGATGGGCTGACCGGCACCATCGACGCGCGCTTGGCCGAACTGTCCACCGCGATCGCCGAACACCGTTCTCGCCTCGATCGGGTCGAGGCCCGCGCCGCCCGGGCCGGCATCGCCGGCACCGAACAGCGGGACGACGCGGCCGAGATCGAAACCCGCGCGTTCTCGGCCCTCATCCGCCGGGGCCGCGAGTTCATGACCGCCGACGAAATCCGTTCGCTCCGGGTGTCCGACGACACGGCGGGCGGATTTCTTGCCCCTGACCAGTTCGTGGCCGAACTGCTGCGCAACGTGGTTCAGTTCTCGCCGATCCGCCAGGTTGCCCGGGTGGCGAACACCGCGTCGGGTGCCGTGATCCTGCCCCGCCGCACCGGCCGCCTGACGGCGCAGTGGGTTGGCGAGACCGGCGCTCGCCCCTCGACCGAACCGACCTATGGGCAGGCCCGTTTCCCGGTGCATGAGCTGACCGCCTATGTGGACGTGTCGAACACGATGCTGGAGGATTCGGCCCTCGACATCGCTAGCGAACTCGCCTTTGACTTTGCCGAGGAATTCGGCCGGGCCGAGGGCGCCGCGTTCCTCAATGGCTCGGGCACCATCCAGCCGGTCGGCCTGCTGACCGATGCCACCATCCCGTATACTGCGACCGGCACCGCTGCCGCGTTCCCGGCCAGCGCCCCGGCTGATCTGCTGATCGCCGCCTATCATGCGCTCGCCCCGGCCTACCGTGGCAACGCGGTGTGGATGATGAATTCCAACACCCTGGCGGCGATCCGCAAGTTCAGGGACAACAACGGCAACTACCTGCTGGCGACCGCCGGCATTGCCAATGCGCCCACCACCACCCTGTTGGGGCGCCCGGTGATCGAGGCCCCGGACCTGCCCGACATTGGGGCGAATGCCCTGCCGATTGTGTTCGGCGACTTCGGTTCCGGCTTCCGCATCTTCGACCGGGTGGCGCTGTCGGTGCTGCGCGATCCCTACACCCAAGTCACCAACGGGTTGACCCGCTTCCATGCCCGCCGCCGTGTCGCTGCTGGTGTCGCCAAGGCCGAAGCCTTCCGCGCCATCAAGGTCGCCGCGTCGTAAGGAGACAGAGACCATGCGCGATAGTTCCCGCAGCACGAAGACGGTCGAGGCGCTTGCCCCAGCCGTCTATTCCGCCGACAACACCCCGGCCGCCATCGATCTTCAGGGCTTCGATTCGGCCCTGCTGGCGATCCACATCGGTGTCGGTGGCATCGCCTTCACGACCGCCAACAAGATCGAATTCGTCTTGACCCACTCGGACGACAACTCGGCCTATGCCGCCGTGACCGACGCCGACTTGGTGGGCGTGACCGGCACCACCAGCGGCATCGTCAAGGCCCTGACCGCCGCCCACGCTTCGACCGAGGTGTTCAAGGTCGGGTACATCGGCAGCAAGCGGTATCTGAAGCTGCTGGCCGACTTCTCCGGCACCCATGGAACGGGAACGCCGCTGTCGGCTCTGGCGCTGCTGGGGCGGCCGGCGAGCGCGCCTGTCTCGTAAGCCGGCATGGCGTGAGGCTGTGCCGGCCCTATCGCCGCCTGCGCGAGGCAGGTCGGTGCCGGACCTGCGGGAGGCCGGTTTCGGATCGAGCGGGGGCGCTGCGGGATGCAGTTGCCCCCGTCGCATTGAATGAGGTGATGTCATGCCATCCGCTCCCCCTCGTGCCTGTCGCTGCGGCGCCTTGGTCCCTGCCGGCCAGCGTTGCCCCCACTGCGCCAAGGCTGCCGACCAAGCCCGGGGATCGGCCCGCCGCCGTGGCTATGATCGTGCCTGGGAGCAGCTGCGGGCCGAGTTCCTTCGCCGCCATCCGGTCTGTTGTGTTCCCGGCTGTGGCCAGCCAGCGACCGACGTTGACCATATCGTCTCGGTGCGGGAGGCCCCCCACCGTCGCCTCGACCATTCGAACCTGCGGCCGATGTGCCACCGGCACCACTCGCAGCGGACCCGGCGGGACCAGGGCGGCCCCAGGGGGTAAGGGGGTCGGTAATTTTATTACAAAGGGGGCCGGGACCGTCTGGGGAAGTCGCGCGCACTCACAGGGAAAATGGGAGTTTTTCGGCATGAAGGGCAGAAAACCCAAGCTGTCAGTGATCGAAGGTGATGCCGATATTGGGCGTTGCCCGTCCTCTCCGGCATGGCTTCCGGACCATGCCAAGAGGGAATGGCGCCGTGTTGCTCCGATACTTCACGAGCGCGGCCTCTTGTCTGATGACACCATGGCCGTTCTCGAAAGCTATTGCCTTGCGGTCAGCACGGTGCGCGAGAACCAGGAAGTGATTGGCCGTGAGCGCGATCTGTTCGGACAGCCGACCAAGACCACCGCGACGGCGACCAAGCTGATGTTCGCGGCGATGCGCGAAGCAAGGCTCCTGGCGGCGGAACTGGGGCTGACCCCGTACCGCCGGGGCGGAAGAGAGAAGACAGACGGGAAGAAACCGAATGACGAATGGGATACCGACCTTCTCGCCTGATCCGGCGCTGTATCCCGACCCGACCGGGCGGGCCGACCGTGTCACCCGCTTTGTCCGCCGGCTGAAGCTCTGGGAGGGGCGTTTCGCCGGCCAGAGGTTCACCCTCCACCCCTTTCAGGAAGCCATTATCCGGCGCATCTATGGCCCGGCCATGGACGATGGCCGCCGGCTGGTGCGCCTCGCCTGCATCTGGATACCGCGCGGCAACGCCAAGACCACCCTGGCTTCGGCCCTGGCGCTGGCGCACTTCCTCGGGCCAGAGGCCGAAGCCGGCGGGCAGGTGATCCAGGCGGCGGCGGACCGGGAGAACGCCGGCATTGCCTTCAAGCATTCCTGGGAGATGGTGAAGCAGGATGACGCCCTGTTGTCCCGGGTGGCGCCGATCGAAAGCCGGAAGGTGCTGAACCATCGCAAGACCAGTTCGGTTCTAAAGGCGATTTCCTCCGAGGCCTATTCGAAGCACGGCATGAACGCCTCGTTCTTCCTGGCGGACGAGGTGCATTCCTGGCCTCTGGTCGAGGGGCGCAAGCTGTTCAAGGTCGTGACCGATTCGATGGTGAAGCGGGAACAGCCGTTGACGGTAGTGATTTCGACCGCTGGCGAGGGGCAGGGCGGGCTGGCCTGGGACATGTGGAACTATTCCCTGGCGGTGGCCCGGGGCGAGGTGGAAGACCCGACCTTCGCCCCGATCATCTTCGCGGCCGATCCCGAGGCGGATTGGCGGGATGAAACCGAGTGGCTTTCGGCGAACCCGGCGGTGGTAGCCGGGTTCTGCTCAATCGAGGAACTGAGGATCAAGGCCCGCCGGATCGAGCATTTCCCGGCCGAGATTGCCGACTTCCGCCGGTTCCACCTGAACCAGTGGCAGGAAGGGGCGGCGAACCCCTGGATTGACCTTGCGACCTATGACAAGGCGGCCCCGGCCGCTGATCCTGATGACTTGGTCGGCCGGCCCTGCTGGGTGGGGGTGGACCTGTCGAGCGTCGAGGATCTAACGGCGGTGGTTGCCGTGTTCCCCGATGGGGAGGGGGACAGCCGGAGCTATGACGTGTTGGCCACCTTCTTCCTTCCGGAATTCGCCCTGAAGCGGAAGGGGGACAAGGACCAGGCCGACTATCTGCGCTGGCGGGACCAGGGGGTTCTCCGGGTCACGGAAGGCAACCGGATCGATTACGACCAGGTCATTGCCCATGTGGTCGAACTGGCGGAACGGTATGCGTTGCAGGAAGTGGCCATCGACCGATGGAACAGTACCGCCGTGACCACGGCATTGCAGCGGGAGGAACTGACCGTTGCCACCTTCGGCCAGGGCTTCGCGAGCATGGCCGCGCCGGTACGCGAGTTGAAGCGGTCGATCCTGGGGGGCGAGTTCCGACATGGCGGGAATCCCGTCCTGCGGATGTGTTTTGGCAATGTGGTGGCCGAGAAGGACGCGGCCGAGAACGAGAAGTTCACGAAGGAACGGGCACGGGGCCGGATTGACGGCGCCGTGGCGGCGGCGATGGCGATCGGCCGGGTTCTGTCGAACGAAACCGGCCCCTCGATCTACGAGACGGACAGCCGGGCCGAGGGCTTCCTCTTCATCTGAACTCCCGCCGGCTGGCGGCTTGAGGGCGGTTCCCGCGTGATGGCGGGGCCGCCCTTTGCGTTTGCGCGGGGTGGAACGGGGGTGGTCGATAAATATCCATTATATATCAATGTGTTCCCACTGTTCCCATATGTGTGCCCACTATGGGAACAGAAATAAGCCAATGTTTTCAACGCTGTTCCCAGTGTTCCCACTGTTCCCATATGGAAAGGGTAGCGCCGGAAAAATTTTGGTTCTGCTGGATGGGATCGCATGGCGGCAGGCTGCCGGCCCGGCAGAACGCACGCCCCGTGCTTCCGCCATGCTTCCGCAGCCTCTGAGAGGCTGGGGCCGATTTTAGCTAAGTCATTGAGAAGATTGGCGCACCCGACAGGATTCGAACCTGTGACCCCCGCCTTCGGAGGGCGGTACTCTATCCAGCTGAGCTACGGGTGCGTGCCAAGCGAGGGCCGTCAATCTATGTCAGGATCTGAAGGGATGCAAGGCGTAAAATCATCGTGTTTCGGGGAAGGGTGACGGCATGGGCTCGACCCACCCCCGCCTCTCCTGATCCTGGTGCGCCACGGTCGCCCGGGCCCTGGCTGAAAGGCGGTGCCATGCCCGCCCCCCCCCGGGGGGTTCCAAGGGCCTGTGGCCCTTGGCGGGTCCGGGCGGAGCCCGGAACACCACCGGGAGCCCCCCCATCCTGAACCATCATCGTCTCCCTCCGCTCTTGTCTGATTGCTTCCTGGGGCCCATCTCGACGGAAGAGTTGAACCATGAAGAAAGGCGCAGGGAATGACGCTGGTCGAGACGGATGCGGTGGTGGTCGGCGCGGGGCCGGTGGGGCTGTTCGCGGTCTTCCAGTGCGGCATGGTCAAAGTGCGCTGCCACGTCATTGATGCGCTGCCGCATCCCGGCGGCCAGCTCGCCGCGCTCTATCCGGAAAAGCCGATCTATGACTGCCCTGGCCATCCCAGCATTCTCGCCGCCGATCTGGTTGAGCGGCTGGTGGCCCAGGCGGCCCCGTTCGCGCCGGTCTATCATTTCGGCGTGACCGCCACCACGCTCGATCCCCAGCCCGACGGGCGCTGGCGGCTTGGGCTCAGCGATGGCGGCGCGCTGGTGGCGCGGGCGGTGATTCTGGCCTCGGGGGGCGGAGCCTTCGCGCCCAAGCGGCCGCCGCTGCCGGGGCTCGATCAGTTCGAGGGGCACAGCGTGTTTTATAGCGTGCCCCGGCGTGAGGCGTTGCGTGGCCGGCGGGTGGTGATTGCCGGCGGTGGCGATGCGGCGGTCGATTGGGCGATTTCGCTGGCCGAGATCGCCGCCGGGGTCAGCGTGGTGCATCGCCGCGCCCGCTTCCGCGCCGCGCCGATGGCCGAGGCGACGCTCCGCCGGCTGGCCGCCGAGGGCGCGGTCGATCTGGTGGCGCCGGCCCAGTTGCAGGGTCTGGAAGGGCAGGGCGGCCAACTTGACGCGGTGGTGGTGGCGGATCTGGAGGGACAGACCCGCCGTCTTCCCGCCGATGTGTTGCTGGCCTTTTTTGGCCTGCTGGGCGAGGTCGGCCCGATCACCGGCTGGGGGCTGGCGATGGAGGGCGGCACGGTCACGATCGATCCCGCCACCGGGGCCTGCTCCCGTCCCGGCATCTTTGCCTGCGGTGATATCTGCACGTATCCCGGCAAGCTGCGGTTGATCCTGACCGGGTTCGCCGAGGCGGCGCGGGCGGCCTATTCGGCCCATGCGGTGGTTCATCCCGGCGCGGCGCTGCATTTCGTTCATTCCACCACCGCCGGGGTGCCGGGCGCCGTCGCCGGATAA